GGTTTCATAGAGGTCTTGTAGTCGATGATGGATAGTTTACCATCAAAGATACCAACACAGTCAACACGACCTGCCACCCCAAGATGGGTGGAGTAGAGAGGCGCTTCTTGTGCATAGACCTTAGTCAGACGTTCATCCAAGATAGGTTGTAACTGCATGAATGACTCAATGATATCGGGTGTGTAACCTTCTTTATAATCGGGGTCATTGTCCACATACTTTTCACAGATTTCGTGAACACGTGTACCACGAGTAGATGCACGATGAGAGATTTTATTCGCTTCAGCTTCTCCCACACGTGATCGCCACTTCGCAATACTGTCACGTGATAGTATACTGAGTACGGTTGTGATGGAGGGTAAACCGATACCCTCCGGTGTTTTGTAGATCCGACCAGATTCGGTTGTCTCTGCAACCATCTCTTTTAGTTCAACGTCTACATGTTCAAAAACTTTCATAAAAACTCCCGAATGAATGCAGTGCCCAACAGGATTGTCATTGCACCATTCAACAAAATAAGAGCACGATCACGCCAGATGATCGACACCCACAACCATAGTATCGTACCTACAGTACCTATGGCAAGATCATATTCACGATAATTAGGCCCAGCATTACGGAACAGTACCGAAGTAAGGATAGCGACAGTCGCCATCCACTTCAGATACCAATCGAAATCTTCAGGATACCACTTTCGATCTGGTTTGGTTCGGCCTTCTGCACGAACCATCGGATCACCTTTTCCATCAACCATTACGCATTTTCTCCATACGTTCTCTCGCAGCCACCCACTGTTCGTAACTCATAGGTTTACGTGCCTCACCGAACGCTAACTTACGATTCTTAAATTCTTCTTTCAGAATCTTCTTGTGCTCCGCACCAAGGAAGACTCCAACCATTGACAACAGAGTCTTTCGGAAAGATCGACCATGATGCATGTGACCCAAACAGTGAGTCAGTTCGTGGATCAACGTGTACGCATCGAAACCAGCGATACTATCTAGGGTCACGGTATAACCGTTAGTAAAACCAGAAGTACCCCGACCAGAAGACCGTTCCTTCTGAACCACCTTCGGGTTAGAGGCGAAGAGTCGAGTCACGTCACCTTCAATACTCTGTTTCCAGAGTTTCTGCCAAGTCTTGGACTTGTAAACCTTCTTGGCGAACTTCTGCGCTTCCTTGATGTCCTTGAACTGCGGAAGTTTCACACGACTCTGGAACGCCCACTCAGCACGGTAGGTCTTGAGACGTTCAGAGTCTTGAGTATAACCCGCACCCTTGTTCTGTTTACGAGTGTGTTTCAACAGATAGGTTTGGTATTCGTAGTGGTATTTTCTCATGCAATCTCCTCAAAGCCGTAATCATTCTCAAGAATCTCCCGAACACGTTCACGGTCAAGAGAGTCACCGTCACCCCACTCTTCGAACCTATCGGGGTCACTCACGATCTTGATGTAGTCCATGATCGCAACTTCGATTTCGGGGATACTGCAACCGAGGTCATAGATTCCACCCTTACCGTAGAAAGAGTGAACATAGTCACGGAACTCAACGAGGACGGGGTTAGAACGCAGAGCAATAAAGTTAGTAATCATAATAAACACCTCTCTCTCAATTACAGGGTAATTATCCCATATTCTTGCTTTGATTGCAAGCGGAAAAGCGAAAAAAAGTGAAATTTCTTAGAATATTTTTTCATAAAAAGGGGGGGTCTTATAACCCCCCGTTCTATGTTAGGCAGCCGTTGCGAACTCGACTGCCTTGTTAACCGCACGTTCTTTGCGGGTTTGGTTCGATCCGAACCACGCAGAGGCGAGGCGGGTATCCGCACTTCGACCCATCTTGTGATCGGTCAGGTAGGTCACTGAGTTGAGTGCCTGCCACCATGAACCTTCCCCAAACTCAGCGCCAGGTTGCGTCTCAAGAAGTTCGAACGCTTTCTGACCATTGGTGGTCAAGTCCTTGAACTCCTTGACTACGGGAGGGTTCTTACCTTGGTAGGTACGTGGGAACACCTCGTTGTAGTACTGAATGAGAGACTCCATGTCGAACCGTTTGGTTGACAGGAACTCTGCCATCTCCTTGTACTTCGCAAACTTCTCGTGTGCGATACCAAGGGCTTCCTTCACCTTCTCAGGGTTGAACTCTGAACGGTGGTTCAGTTTGCAAGAGTTGGCAACCTGTTGACCCAAAGAGAGTGTCAGAGTATTGTTACACACAACACGGATCGGAGTGAACCGAACGTCAATCGACTTACCGTACTGGTGAGGGTTAGAGAACAGAAGGTAAGAGTCAACTTGGTCACCACCAAGGATATCGAAAGACTCCTTGATCTTGGCGAGTGCCCAGACCATCTGACCACCTTTCAGAGAACCAGCGGTGTGCATTTCCATGTCACCCGCAGCACAGTACTCTGCGAAGAAGTCAAACGCTTCCTCGTTCTGTACAGGGTTCCAACCAGAACCGACCTGAGTCAGAACCTTGTTGTCCGAAGAACGGACAAGGGCTTCAACACCCGTTGGGATTTCAAGAGGACTTCCACCTTCGAACTCAGAATAGATACGTGCGTAGGTAGGAACCTTCTCGACTGTCCAATCAAGACCAGCTTTCTGCATCATCTGACGGGGAGTCAGATCGTTAGATACCGCAACACCTAGACCGTGCCAAGGGAGTGCACCAGCGTAGGCCATAGTTTCAACTTCATGTGACATAATATATTTCTCCGTAGTTAAGGCGTTTGGGGAACCTCTCCCCAGACAACATACGTATTATCTCATAGTCGAAACAAGTTTGTCAAGCGTTTTTTGAAATTATTTTAAGTTTTTTTAGCTAAATTTTGCGAGGGTTTCGGCAACTTTTACTAACCGTTGTCTGGCAATGGTCATCTCAGACTCATCATACATGAGTTCAGTCTGACGCATGTCACCCACGAGTTCCGTGAACTCCGCTTCGGTCAATTCACCGGCTTCACGGGACTTGACCATATCGATGAATACTTCTGCAAGACGGGATGCTTCCCAATCCTCATCTTCAAGAGCGACAATTGACTCTAGTTCTTCAAGTTCGTTCATTTGAATCTTCCCATAATAGTTGCAGCGACTGCCTCTGACTGTTCAGTGAGTAGTCTTTGTTTGATTTTACAATAAGCAGGGTTGATCTTTTCCTGCTTGACCATTCCATCAATAGTATCATCCATCTTCAATAGAAGACTTTCGATGTCCTTTGTACCTTTGAGTTGGGTGTAGTGTAACACCCACGTGTGCTTCTTGTCAATATCCTCTACCATACGTTTTATAAGTACAGGTTGAAGAGTGCAATCCATAGTGACAATAGAGTTGTAGAGATCGGTGACTCCGGCTGCTTCGTTGTCATCCCACCGAGATGGGATTAGCGAACATCCAGTAATCAGCATCCCCACAGAGATAGCTGTTAGTATAACACGAAAATTCATATCTGTCAAGCCTTAATTTAACCATCGGCAAGAGGATTATCTAGGAACGTCTGAATCTTATCGTTCAGTCTCTTCTCCAGTGCTTCAATCTTCTTATCAGTGTCCATCTGTAATGATTCACGCTTCATATCAAAACGTTCATCTGCACGATCAATCATATCCTCAACCTCAGTTTCTAGGTCACGGGACTGATCTTCGATTCGGTCTACATTCGCTTCCATACGGTTGAAGTCGTCTCTCAGGTCATTCTTGATACTACGTGAGTAGTCGATGGCCTGATTCACTTGCGCCAACATCTCATCCATCTTGATTTCGATCTGTTGGTTTCTGTTCTCAATCTCTGTGGTATCTATGTTCTGGATAATCTCTTTCATATCCATATAGTCTTTGTAGATTTCAAAACCACCCCAAGCGGCACCACCGAGTGTAGAGAGTGCGGTTACCAGAGCAAACGCCTTACCACCAGTAAATGACATTCCCCCAAATTCGATTGTAGTCTTATCTTCGTCTGACATTAGTTCTCCTCGAACTGTAAGTTACGAAGCGCATTTAATTCTTGTTTTAACTTCATGACTTCTAGTCTCTTCTTTTCTAATTCTAGTTTGTACAGGGCGTTACAGTTCAGACGTTCTTTCGGTGCACCAATAGGAACGGTGATCTTCGCATACACGCCAACGTCTCTCATGAAGTTGTCGTTGTATGTCAGACCATTAAACCCACCGTCGATGGGTTGGACGTTCATCGTGTTGCGGTATTGATCCCAAGGATCATTCTGGTTCAGAATACCCACCACACCAAACTCCACGTTGGTAGACGATCCAATGGCCGCAGAACATTCTAGGTCTCCTGCTCTTACCCTGTCGGATTGAAAACTCTGTGGCGATTGCGGTAGTGCGAGGTTCAGTGAACTTGATTGTCCATACACTGCACCACAGTAGAAACCTACACAAAAGTACAGAATGATGAATAACAGAAATCTACTTGGTTTCATTTTATCTTCGAACATATTCTAGAAGCGATAAGAGTTGCTGTACCCTCACCCTTCAATAATTTGGATTTCGAACAGATGTATACAGCTACGTTTCTGTCCTGTTCACGAATGAAGACATCAATCTTCATTCTTCGTAGATACCCGACTTGAACGATTCGTTCCGCAGTCGCAAACTTCACGGGTTTCATATCGGCGTCAAATACACCGATCTCGTAATAGGAAACATCCTGTCTACTATTGAATAACGTCATTGTTGCTTTCAATGCACCATTCACATACGAAGGTTCTAACTTCGGATAGGTGGGTGTCCACTGGTGGGCCATTGCTGACCCACACAGGGAAAGAAATAACAATGTCATGATATAACGCATAGAGTCACCTTAGTTTGCGATACACTCCGCAGTCACAACCGAACGGTATTGTCCAGCAGGGAACGCTTTGTCGTATCCGTAATCTGCTTCAGAAGAAATCTTAAACCATGTGCTTCCCGCAACGGTCAAATCAATCTCCGTAATATTGTTATATAGACGTTTGTCATTGTCGTATGCAGACATAAGAGGGTCAGATACTTCTCCAACCGTAACGTCACCAGACCAGTTGACAACATCATTCAGTGCAGGGCTTTCTGTGAAAACGTCTGGTACACTGATCAACGCCTTGTAGTAGTCCGCCTGAATTACATCGTAACGAACCACAGGTTCTACACCACCGTTTGCCTGTGTTGTACTCAGAAGACTAGGCGTAGGGTTACCATAAACACCGTTGGCGTCAGTAGTAACGATACACTTAGACTCTACGTTTCCGGTAATCGGAATCTCAGCAGCCACAGCGGCAGCAAATGTTAATCCCATGATCGCAGGGATAAGTGCTTTATTCATTTCTTGCTCCTAGTTTTTATAATTGTTATTTCTTTTCATACTGTAGATTTACTAACTCTTGATGTAAGAGTTGTTGAGAAACACTCTGTCTACGTGCCTTTCTATTGTCAGGCAGATCAGCGTCCTTCAGAACAACCGTTTCTTCATACTTTGTGTCAGGGAGTTCGACATAGTAACTAGAGGGTATGTACTGCATTGCCATCAATTCTTCATGTTTCTGCATGCTCTCTGCAGCCAACAATGAGTTATCGACGATCCCCAATATTGCAGCCAGTCTCTTGTCCTCCTTCTCCTCCGACGACGACATCATTCTTCGACGTTGACGATCTTCTTCGTCTTGTTCGTCTAACTCTGCCTTCTTCTCCAACTCATCCTTGACGTATTGTTCATCCATAGGATCGGTCACTGTCAAATCAGGCATCGCAACGGGTGGCATGTAGCCAGGACATTCCGGATTATCCGTAACGCCAAAACAAGTGTCGTATCGATAGTTGTAGATCACGAGAGGGTTTTCAACACTTCCTTCCCCTTCTACTTCAATCGACCCGTCACCCCAAAACTGTATGGGTATGTTGGCAACTGGAACCTGTTTATTAATTGTATTGCCAGGCAGTCCAGACCAATCATCTGTCTCACGAAAGATGTAACCCCCATTGATTGCATCTTCGTTCTGGACATGGACTAACATGTCCGCATCCGCATCCTTGACAGCAGTGTATCGATATACTACACCATTCACTGTCAGTCCCGCCTGTTGAGGCAGGATATTGGTCATCACCCAATTCAACCCCGCATTGGCTGCGTTAGGCGAAGACTGGTAGACTTCCTCAGAGTAAGAGTAAGAAGAGCAGAGTAGCAACGCCAGCCCCGCCCAGTAATGTCTTGTTCTCATTACTCAGTTCTTCCTTTTTCTCTGGTGCGCCAGGCATCAGTTCGGGATTAGTCTCCCATGCAGCCTTCGCTTCCATTCCGATCATACCGTCATAGGGACACGGTGTTCCCGCATTCATCATTGCGTCAAAGACACGAGGGTCTTGGCACATGATGGAAACCGCAGCCACTTTCATACCCATATCGAAGGTAGTCTTGGCCAGTTTCAATCTCTCACAGTTCTCATCGGTTACCTGTGATCCCATAGAGATACCAAGTATCTGAGTCTGAACCGCACCCGCAACTCCGAAAGTACATAGGTCAGAGTTAGACGTGTTGATCGTAGGAGAGATGGCAGACGCAGGGGGCGACTTTAGTGTTGTCTCAGACTTCCCCGATGTGATTACCGTACTCTCAGTAACAATTGGTTCAACAGGATTTTCTTCCTGTGCATGAACCCCCGTAGATGCTAATATCACCGCAAGCATCCAAAAACTAATTATGTAACGCATAAAAAAATACCCATAAAGTTGTTTGACCTCATGGGTATTTATATATGTCATTGTCTTGACAGTGTGTGTTTTTTAAACTATATCCGTTCGGGACAAGTAGCGTCTAAGTCCTTCAATTCCATTCCCCGTCTGTGGTATTCTTTACATACGTCTTCGAAGGTATCCCACACCCTTTCGAATTTGAGAGCATAAAGTTCTTTAAGACCAAAGTACTTGTTCATCATCGCATCACAGGCCTTAGGACTAAAATGATCTCCCGCCCATTCAGTCGAATCGACAAAGTGTGTTGTTATCAAATCAATATCTTCAATAATATTCCAACATTCCATAATCTGTTGTTCTAGATCAAAGATTGCGTTTGGGTTATTCGTGCTCATTGATATACCTCTCTATAAATTTACGAATCTCACGACTAGCATGAGGGTTGATGGTCGTCTCTCAGTTAAGGTTGATGATCAGAAACAACAGATTTGTCGAATCGTCGAATTATCTCAAAAGAGTTAAAGATGCCATAAAGCATTCCCGCATATTCACTGTGGGAGGCTTCGCCAGGGTGGGCGTTAGGTTTGATGTCTTTCAACCTCTCGCTCACTGATCTCAGTGTCTCATATTTACCAAGACCAACTCTACTCTCACTTCGCAACTTACCAAACAGATCACCGAACTTTTTATTCCACGCCGCAAAATCACCACTATCACCACCCTTAAGTGACCACATAATGTTATCCATCATTCTATCGTGGAATGCCCCTTGAATCAATTTGATTCCTCGTAGGTCACAGATTTCTTGCATGGCAATCATGAGAGGAAGTTGTCTCAAGATATCGGTTCTGACATCATATGCCCTATCAAACCATGCGTGAGCTGCACCCCATTTCTTTGGAAGTATGTTGTGGATTCTCTCAGGTGAGAACTGTGATGTTGAGTCGAACCTTTGGATATTTCTCCCCGCATGATGAGAATTGTCGGGTTCGGCCATTTCAGTTCTTTGCCAACTAGACCAGAGAATCACCATGTGTGTTGGTTGTCGTCTATTCGGATCGGTGAGATAGGTCATAACGTCCCGAAAGATTTTATCGTTTCCGTTTCCACAGGCGGCCAGATTGATATAATCCACCCTCAAGCGTTTAGCTAGGAGACTGGTAAAGGTATGTCTCCAATGATTTGGCGGGTCATCGTAACAACCTTCCAGTTCATCTCCCCAAACAAAACTGCAACCACAGGTCAATAACATTATTCTTCCATCTCTTTAAATACGTTGTAAAGCATCTCTGCATACCAAGTGTGTGTTCCTTCGCAGGGATGTCCCATGGGATAGATGAAAAATTCCTCGTGATCTGGACTCTCTGCAATAGATGTCATATCTAGTCTATCACCAAAACCTATCTTACATTCCGGTCTTAGGTATCTAAAACAAGATTCTATCTCTGCCAACCAAGGTTTGAAACGATCATCATTCTTAGCTCTATTCATACAACTCAACACATTCTGCCAGTTTCCATGATGAATTCCGGTTTGTATGATTTTGATACCCTTTAAATCTGCGATCTGTTGAAGAGTACACATGTAGTTGAGATGATGTAGAATCGGAGTCGACATGGTATAAACTTTGGTGTACCAATCTACTACCGCTTGACCAACCTCACCACCTTCAGGCCAGTTTTTTAGATTAAACCCGAGTTCACGATCATGGTGATCCGGAATAAGTTGATTCATATTACACTCTTCCTGAATGAACATTTCATTATCTTTCTTATAGGTAATGGGCGAGAAAACTTCCAACCTACCCCAAGAAGACCACATGATTACCATGTAGTCTACTTTCTTGGTAGTTCTCTGCAGGAAAGCGGTGGTTCTTCTAAAAATTTTTTGATTAGAAGAACCGTTATGTGCCAAATTTACGTGGTTAACACCAAGATGATTGGCTAGTTTATACGTGTAAGTTTTGGGGTGATGTGTATTTAAGTCGAAGAGAGCCGTTTCACCGTCCTCTCCATAAGTCCGAGAACCCGGCAGTTCATCCCCATACGTAAAACTGTCACCATTAGTCAGTAGTATTCCCATGAATTCTATCGTGCTCGTACAGCATCAGGAAACCATAATGAATGATCTTCAAAATGTCCTTCCTATAGTCTGCAGGCGTTTCTCCTTTTTTACCGTAACGTCCGTTGTATTTATCAACATTGCCAGAGAAGAAACCCATACCATGACCACGATCTACGATGATCTCAGAGGACTGTAAACCACCCTGTCCATAGTGACCACTGTAAGTCGAATCGATGTAATCTTTGAACTCTGCCATCAACACACCTTCATTGAACTTGTAGTTGATGGGTTCTTTGATTGTATAACTCACAGTATCGTCGGTGTGTAGTGTGAACGGAATGGAATCAGCCGTAATGTCACCCACACTTAAAGTAAAGGTGTCTTCCGGAAACCCAATATCGTTACACGTGTCATACTCAATATTCACAACTTTGTCGTTTTCTTTTGAGTCTCGCACCTCTTCAAGATGAAGACGATTCATTTCATTCCATTGTTCTGGCGTAATGTCATCAATACTGCCAGTCTTTTTCTTATCCTTCGCCATTATAATACCTCACTCTACCTTCTTCATAAGAATCAAATCCATACCAAAACTGGTTCTTCAATGCGAACCAGTCCCTATAACGTTTGTTCTCCAAACAGTATGCCATTCTATCAATTACTGCAATGTGTGTCAAGCCCAAAATATCAAGTAGTTCATACTGTTCGGGTTTAGGTTCTTCATAGACCGCAAGGTAACTCTCACCATACTTACGCAGTAAGAAGAAGTCACTGTGTCCTAGAATTTCCTCCACACGTTTTTGATGGGGGTGTTTCTCGAGCAGGCCTTTATGTATGTACTCACCCGTCTCCATCTTCTCTACACTAAACGAGAAAGATCGGTATACTGAGTCATGATACCCACGCACAAACATAACGCCCTTCTGCGGACTATACACGCACTCGTAGTAGTTGTCTGGCACAAATCCAATCGAATCCTCAATGAACTTTGAGTCAGGATTAATTGGTTTAACAAAAAGAGTCAGTGCCTTCGCACGGGTTTCTCCGTATAGGACGGTAGCACGAATATTAAAGTCATGACAAATATCATGTAAAGACTGCGTAGATTCTCCGTAAGGACAAATGAAACGAGTCGTCTCTTTACCCGTATCGTCGATCACTGACAAACTGTGACGTAGAGTCTCTTCATTCTTGAAGAAGATAACTTTACGTTCTGGTCTGTTGTATACCTCTTGAAGCATCTTCAACATGGCAGGCTTCCACTGGTCAACCCTGTCCCACCAGTTCAGGACATAGTGTTCCTTACAACCCATGTAAGCAGCAAGAGAGTATGTAATGAAGGACATGCAGTGCATGAAGTTAAACGTATGTACACCAATCGTGTCCTTCATATTGAACAGTTTATAGTGGCGGTGCGCTAAACCCCATGTCTCTTGGTGTGTGTAATACTGGAATTCAAATCCATCTTCGCATAAACCATCTGAGTAGGTAATGAAGAATGGGTCTTCTGGAAACACATCGGGAGTCACATTGGCCATCTCTTCATTATAGTTTACAATGTCAACCTCATCGATGTTGATCATCTCATAATCAAGGTACTTTCCGTAGAACTTGCCCTGTGCACCCTCTAACATATTCAGGGTGACGTTATCCCAGAATCCAAACTCAGGACGTAGGGTTGTAGATACAGTGTCGGTTTCCGCCTCTGGATGCCATGCAAGGTGTGCAGGAAAAATCTGTGCACCAAGTTCTGCAATTGCAAACAGGATTGCATGACAGTTGACGTTGTTCTTTGCGACACCCCATCCCACCACGTTTCCCTTACGAAGACCATACTCATTCGAAAGATAGGCCTTCCAGTGATCAATGAGCTTCCAGAAGTCTTGTTTGTTGTAGGGTTTGGGATCACCAAACATAGGGTTCATCAAGTTCTTAAGGAACAAGTCTTCCCTATTTTGGATCATGTATCTATCAATAATCATTACAGAAACAAGTCCTCGTATAGGTTCTGTACTTCTTCGGTCTCAGTCTGAAAGTCGGTAAGACTCTGTTTATGGTAGATCATCGCCAACTTGCGAATGTACTTCTTGTCTACCCCAGTATCATCAAACGCACTCTGGATGATATCCTTCTGAAGGTCTTTCTCTGCGTCCACACGAGTCATGGACATAGACATCTCTTTAATTGCACTCTGAAGTTTCTTCTTTTCGTCATCAATCATTTTCAATCTCCTCAATTAATAAATCACGTAACTGCCTCGCTTTCTCATCACGAGGATCGTTCCTACCATAACCACAGAATTTATATGCAAGGGTAATACGTTCCCCTCCCGCATACGCACCGTGCCAACACAGGTTCTCAGGTTCTTCCTTCGGCCCAAAGTAGTAGTGTCTACACTGCCATCCTGGCACGTCCTGAATTGTGATCACTTCGTCTTTCTCTTTATCATAATAAGAGAAGTAACCATCACCCGTAGACCAAGTGAATAACACCTGATACGCAGACGCATCCCAGTTGGTATGCCATCCCACAAACCCGCCAGGCGGATAGTAGGACAACAATGCAGACGTGTGTGCACCAATCTCAGAGGCAAAGTCATACTTCACCAACTGCATGTATGCACTCCACTTCTCAGGGTCTTCACGTACCATCTTTGCAATGGGTTGTGCGAAGTGTCGATCCGGAGGGCCAACAGGTTCCTTTGCGTTCAGAGAGATATTGCGAAGGTAGTGTTCACTGGTGTAGTACCTACCACGATGTTTATCATCGGGTTCACTGTATACATGATACTTAGGATCGTTGTAACCTTCTACCGCAAACATCTGATCCTTGAAAGCATCAAGTGTCGCAAGGAAGTCTTTATTTCGAATCGTTACTTCCATTCATTTCCTCCCGCAGTCTCGCTATCTCAGACTATCTGCAACTACCTTTTTTCTAAACGACCATTCACCTGTGATGTGATTCTCTTCCCAGATAATTTCATCACCCACTTTCAAATCAAGTGCGTCCATCAATTCGTCTGTAAATTCCAGACATTGATGACCATCACTATCCTCAACTACATTGCACCTATACATCATGATAAAGCCTCCACTACGGACGGGAAGTGGCCACCAATGATTTCCCAACATTGATCCGCTACCCGCATATGTTCTAGTTGTGTACCATGACCTCGACGAAGTTCACAGTAATGAATCCAAGACCGCAGTGAACCACTCATATACAAAGTTGTCTGAGTATTACCTTCGGGCAGTACTGCACGTGCCTGTTCCTTTGCGATACCATTATTTAGCGCCCACTTATAGACATCGTTCGCCTTGTTAATCACTTCACGTTGTTTCATGTTCCAGTCTTCGTACAGACGTTCCGTACTGGAACGTACCGAACCCTCGCCACCCGTGGCTTCCGGAACTTCAATGGGGATTGAGTTCTGACGGTTCTTGGGGTCTTGAAGACGAGCCTGACGATTCGTGAAACTGTCACTTACCGCATATCGTTGTGAGAACTCTTGAAACGAGAATGATCGGTGACGAATGATCTGACGACTAATATCACGAGTCGTTTGAATCTCCATAGTGATATGCACCATCTCAAGCGGTGACCAATGTTGTTCCCGAATCAAGTACTTCAGGAGACGTGGCGCAGTCTCCGTATTGTTCTGGTTTGCAGGGTTACTTACCCGAGCTGCATACGCAACTAAGTCTTCTGCTGTGTGACATCCTGTCTCTGCACTAGGACTACTCAGAGCTATCAGTTTCACTGAACTCATTTTCGGCTATCTCCTTTTCGATGTGATCCTTAAACCACTTCTTCTTAATAAAAAATTCTATTGCGTCAGCAACACCCTCTTCTTTTCCTCTCTGGTAACCAAGATAATTACCAAGGTAGTATATAGGTATCACTAAACACAATGTCCATAATGTATGTTCTGTCCCTGTCATATCTTAAAGTTCCTAAATTTCTGTTCCATGTTTACACGTTGACCCGCTTCTGAATTATCGAATGCAGGCCCATTATCTTCATCATCATTCATAGATGACTGATCACAATCGAACAGACGCATCTTGGAACGATCCACACCAACCACAAATCTTTGGTTATGTGTGGGATCATTATACCTGTTTTTTAACTGTTTGACAAGTATTTTTCCCTGAGCATTAAGTTCATTATTGGAGATGAGTGCGAACATAAAGTCAGCGGTTGCGGGTAGTCCAAAAGATTCGGACGTGTCTTCAAGCCCCACATCGTCATTAGAGTAACCAGAACGTGTCGTCTGTGTTGCAGACATAATCGGCACGTCGAATTCCACCGCCAACCCACGTAACTCCTCAGCAATAGACTTGATATACGTATACGAGTTAATAGCACCGCCCATTCCTTTCATACGAGAAGAGGCACAGATGTTCAGGTAATCAATAAAGATTAGGTCAGGAACAAAGTTCTTCTTCAGTTTCAGTTCGTTCAACAGGGCACGGAAGTGCGAGGCATTCGCCTGTCCTGTCGGGTATTCTTTGATGATCAACTTGCCCTGAGTCTTACGTGAGATTTCACCCACACGATCACGGAACATATCCTTCGATAGGTTCTCAAGTTGATCTATCGGGACGTTGAGAAGATTTGCATCGATCCGTTCTGCGATACGCTCTTCAGCCATTTCCATAGTGACGTAAAGGACATTTTTCCCCTGTGACAGGGAAGCTCCAGCACAATGGCACATGAAAAGAGATTTACCCACACCCGTACCAGCAAGAGCGATGTTGAGGGTTTTGTTAGGTAATCCACCCTTAGTGATATCATTGAAGTATTCCAGATCGAACGGAATACGTTCTTCTTTTTCGTGGTAGAAGTTGAATCGGGCATCTACATTCTCCAGATAATCGTGACCGATATTAGTGTCAAAGGTCACCGACAGTGCCTTACTCAAGACTTCTGGAATAGAACCCTTCGCAAGAGACTTGTGTTTACCTTCAATGATCTGGATAGACTCCATGACCGCATTGAAAACGGCTCGGTCTTGACACCACTTCTCAGTACGATCAACCAACCAGTCAAGATTAGATTCTTCCTTTACAAACAAGTTAGGTAAGATTTCCACCGCATGACGATACTGTTCATCCGATAGACGATCTCCCTCATCAATCTCAATCTTGAAAGCTTCCAAGGTAGGAAGTTTGTTGTACTTGGCAATAAATTTGGTGAACTCCCGAAAGAGTGACTTGTACACTCCTTCGAAGTAGTCCGGTAGGATAAATGCTGCAACTTTACGTGCAAATGGATCGTTTGTTACTAGGTTCTTTAGAATCGTTTGTTCTAGATTAATATCCACTATTTCCTCTCTTGTGCGACGAGCCACCCCTCCGCATGTGCCTTCTCCAGAATGTCTTCTAGGATATCAGCGGCATGTTCTTGAAGGTTTACGTCTTCAGTTGTCACTTCAGGGTCAGGGGTGTATACTATCACAAAGTTGAAGGTAAGGCAATCCCTACTGCCATCAAAAGCGACATTTCCATAACGAATAACTGTTTCTGTAAGATCACCACGTAGGATGCGAACATCCCACGCTTGATCATTTGGTGAGTCCTCGACGGGAATCAACTTGTAGTCAATTCCCTCCGAGACCTTATCGACATTAATCTTCGGCATCGACAATCTCATCCATCCCAACCTGTTGAGGTAGACCGATCTTGTATTGTTTCTCCAGAAAATCTGCGAAGTCACTAAACTCAAAGATCGGAGCCCAGAACTCTTCTTCTAGTGTCTGAGCCAATCGAACTTTAGGGTCAACCAGTTCCCCAGTGTTAGTGTCAACACGACAGTACCAACCGTTACTAGGCTTAGCAACATACCCACCAACAAGAGCAACATCCAAAAGGCCGCTCCAACGTTGAACACCGCCTTCCCAAGAAACTGAGATAGGGATTTTAGACTTTTCTTTAACATAACGGGACTTCTCCACATTGATTACAAAGTGATAACCCTTGATCTCAGTACCCTGTTTGTCTTGTTGACGACCCAGAATCCAGATGTTATCGGCAGAGTAGTAGATACCCGTACCACCACCCACAATATCTTTCGGGAACAAACCGATCTCTTTGTAGGTATGGTTGACAGCCAACATAGGAATGTTCTTCATCGCAAGGTATGGGGTTGCCATACGGAACAGACCTTTCAGTGCTTTCGCACGAGACATGTCAGCAACACCTTTCTCATTCAATGCATCTTCAAGTTCTTTCTTGGACGCAAGGTTACCAATCGAATCGATAACGACAATGACATTATCATCACGATCTATTTCTTCAAGTTGATTGATTAGATCGAACTTGAGTTCTTCTACATTTGTGATAGGAGTGTGAAGGACACGACTAGTGTCAATTCCAAACTGTTGGAAATAAGATTGGGGGGAACCAAACTCACTATCATAGAATAGTAATACCGCATCTTCTTTCTCCTTCAGATACGCACCCGCCATCAACAGGGCGAATGAAGTCTTGAAGTGTTTCGATGGGCCTGCCAGAACCGTAAGTCCTGGCGTCACACCACCGTTGATTGAACCCGATAGTGCCACGTTAACCATTGGCACATCGGTAGGAACCATGTCCTTTTCAGTGAAGAACTTACTCTCCGACAACACCTCCGTTGTCTTGATCTTGCTGTTCTTCTTCAGTTTGTCCATCACGCTCATTTTCATCTCCAAATGTAATATTGTTTGCTTTCTCTCGTTCGTCAAGTTCGTAGTTCTGTCGATAACGATTGTTGATATCCAACACATTCTTCAACAGATCAAAACTGACCACGTTACCTTCTTCGTCCTTGATCTCTGAGAACTTCAACAGTGCAGTCGTATCCTTGGGAAGACATGCACCACCGAATCCACGTTTGCGATCATAGCCCGGCACACGAGTGTGACCGATACCCACACGAGGGTCAGAACCCATTGCACGAGTAACGATATTATAACTACATCCGAACATGTTGACAAGATCAAAGAACTGATTAAAGAACGTGACCTTGGTTGCAAGGAATGCGTTAATACCATACTTAACAAACGATGCCTCTGCAGCCGACATACGATAGTATGTGTCAGATTTGCACAGACTGAAGATATCATAAATCTGAGTCAGTTCTGCAGTACCACGTTCAGTACCACCAAGAACATGGAAGTCAGCATTCACGAACTGTTCTTCTGCAGACTTCTCCGTGAGGAACTCAGGGTTATACACGAAACGGTCAACCCCATCTTCGAACATAGAGTTGTACAGACGGTCAATAATGTCAGGTGTAATTGTCGATTTAACAACAACCAATGCTTCGGTATGTTCAATCAACTTGAGTACTGCATCCTCAACAATAGACGCATCCACGAAACCCGTTTCTGCATTCATGGGCGTAGGCGCACACACGAACACACACATAGGATCAAACTCCAACATATCGTCAACAGAAGTATCATACTTCGGATCAGCGATATGCAAATCCACTAGGGGATGTGTGAATGCATACTCGACCGCACGACCAACAAAGCCGTGTCCAACAATCCCTAGTCGAAAGGGGTTGTTGTAACTGATCGGTTTCTGTTTGTCCGCTTGAGTAGGCCCAGCTGCCTCATTCATTGCTGGATTATATTTGTCAAAATCATCTGCCATTTGTTACATCTCCTAGTTTAGGTATCCACTCTTTGTACCATTCAAAAAATTTCTTAACACCTTCATCAATAGACACCTTGGGACTATATCCAAGTGCCTGAAGTTTCTCTGTGTTACTCCAAGTCTCTTTAGTATCTGCGGGGTGTTTCTCACAGAGATTCATCTTGGCACCCTTTCCGGTCTCCCGTTCAATCGCCTTGATGAAGTCCATCAGTTGAACCTGTTCACCCCTACCGATATTAAATATTTCATTTGACTCAATTTCACGACTATCAAACTTCTCAAGGACAATCTCAATACCGTCAAGAATATCGTCGATGTAGGTAAAGTCTCGTTTCATGTCCCCATAATTATACACGTCAATGGTCTCTCCGTCAAGTATTTTTTTCGTAAACTGAAAGAGTGCCATATCAGGACGACCCCAAGGGCCATAAACAGTAAAGAATCTCAGTCCCACATTATCAATACCAGAGGACTTGAACTGACATTCGTTGACGTACTTAGTGTATGCATAAGCGTTCAGTTGGTGCGCCTTAACGTTATCTTCAACCCAACCGTTTTCTGTAATGGGAGTACCACCATAAACAGAACTAGTAGATGCATAGATCACACGAGGTCTCTTCATACCTTCAGGCATATCGTTGATAATATCAATCAACTTTTGAGTACCGTCAATATTGTTAGAATGATACTCAGCTTCATTACCAAAGGAATCTCTCACACCTGCGTGTGCTGCGAGGTGAATAATATAATCAAAAGGCCCAGCGCCTCCGTGATTAATTAGAGATGAATTCGTCAAGATGTCACTTCGAATATCTCTATCCCAGAACGTAAGTTCGAACTGTTTGGTTCTTTGAGTCTTTAGTTTGGGATGATAGAGATGATCGTTGTAGTTATCCATCGATACAACATCATGTTTATCTGCGAGTCTCGCATACAATTGAGAACCGATAAAACCAGCCCCACCTGTGATTAATATTTTTAACTTATCCATTTTTATAAATGTACTCCAAAGCTCTGTCTGCCTCTACTGTCAATGGTCTGTTCTCATACCAATTACCCGTCTCGCTATCAAACTGTTTACACATCTCCGCAATCTGATTTGCAGTGATCGGATAACCACTCTCATACGCACGTCCCGCAACCGCTACCATGATCTGATACATCTTGTGATACCAACCCGTATTAGAGATATGCATATACTCTACTGCAAGACTCTTGGGCCAGAAAGGACAGTCATGGTAGGATGTCCACGTATAGTTGGTATTATCTAGTTGACTCTTACGGTGTTCAATTACCGCCTTCTGCAATTCTGGTGGTAATCTATCTAGGAAGGAATTACCTGTCTTTTGAATGTATGGGTGTTTCGCCATCAACTCGGATACATTAATAGAACTCCCGCCTCGATGGTCAAAAATAAAATTAGAATCACAAGGATACTGCGCTGGAACGTAATACATTCTTGCAAGGTCTTTTGTCTGTGGGTCACCAAGTTCACCAAGGGATGTGTTGAGTGCAAACCAGAATTGTTTAATTCGGTCTCTATCCACCTGTTCGTCAGTTCGGAATACGAGGCGAAATTTAGGTAGAGTGCTACTATTAGAAGCAGTACTGTAACAAACAAAGTCATACTCACCAAAACGATCAATCAAAACCTCCTTCAGGGTATCAGCAGGAAAGTCATGATCATCAACATCCACGCAACACCAGCCTGCCCAATAGTTAGTTGTTTTGTTTGAACGAGTAGTACCGTCCTCAAACACAGCAGGAGTAATAAGAGGACTAGAATTATTTCCACCTTTCTCTCCTTTAATTTCAGATATCTTATATAACCATTTGACAAAGGAATCCCACGACTCAAACGACAGACGCCGGTGAGTCTTGTTGTCAAACTGGTTTTTGAACATAGTTAATTCATACATGGGGTGTATCATATCATACATCAAGTGTATTTGTCAAGAGAAAAAATCATCAAGGGTAGCCTGTGGTTCTGCAGTCCATCCGACTGCATCCAGAATAGGTATGAGTGGGTCTAGGAATGTCTTGTCGAACATCATATCATAGTTCACGTAATCATGCAACCCCAACTCCGGTGGGAGGTTCAGGGGATAGGCGATCACATTCTCATTTAGACGGTTAGGCATTCTCAAATAGACGAACTTTATCTTCTCACCATTTTTGACCAGCTCGTACCGTTTGGTTAGGGAGTGTTCCTTGATCGCATTGTTGTACAGGATCGCACCACGCACGTGGATAGGACAACCCTTCTTGTAGACGGTCTGTCGATCCTGCCACTTGGTGATCTCCGAAACCCCACGAGGGAACGAAATGTCTTCGGGTGGACGGTTCCTGAATTGGGACTTAAAGTCCCTAATAAAGGCCTGAGTGTCTGATTCGGAACCTTCTACGATGACACGAAAGACTTCCTTGAACTTATCACGAACGACCTGCGGAGTTGAAGATTTGACCGCTTCAATACCCATCAACTTGAGTTTAGGGGTCACGTACTGCACACCCTCGTTGTTGTGGACATTGAGGATGTAACGTTTCTTGGCCATCCAGATACCACGGTCTGCGATTACCTCACGTCCCATCTCCATACGGTTGACCATTGCACTGGTGACTCTCGCCATCTCCGCATAGGATTTCTCCAGAACCTTTTCGAAGTGTTCGGAACAAATCTTGTCCAGAAACTTCACGGGGTCTTTCGGATTGAACTTCTCGACCAGAGAACTCATCCGAATGTATAAGGAGTCAGTGTCAATCGCAACAACGTAATCTTCGTCAGTCTGGAGCAACTTGTTCATCTCCTCATTGACGGCACGTTCTGCCCACTTGATTGACAACTGACCCGCAAGTGTGATGGACTCCGCAACCCGTTGATCAAAGTAACGGAACCATCGGTTACCAAGTGCACCGTAGAGAGAGTTCATTAGAATCTTGATGGCCATCTGTTGGTTGTTCAGGGAGGTGATCTTGTATTCCAACTCTCGACTAGGATTGTCTTGGTTTTTTTGTTGCAACTTCAACATCTCTTTCTTGATGACTCGACGTTCATCATAGTACTGTTTAATAATACTAGGAATCACACCTTCACGTTCGTGAGTAAACTTAATGCCTGTCGGTGCGATAGAGAAGGGATTACCGGACACATCGATGTCACCGGCAAGGAATGCATCCACCGATACGTCATTATAGAATCCGTCCATGACAGTCTCAGGTGACATGTTGTACTGGACAATGATATTGGGGTACAGCGAGTTAAGGTCAAACGAGGTAACCCAATCGTGACTGCCGACCTGTGGGTCTTTCACGTAACCGCCAGGGTAGGGGGTCTTGGGTTTCTCAACTTTGGGCGGAACTGCAATCTTACGACCGTTTAGAATACGATAGATGATTGTGTCCCAGATGTTTGTGGTTCCAAGGGTGTCATTGTAGTTCACCCCACCACGATAAGCCATGGTGAGAACCAGAGAGATGAGATCGAGTTTCTCATCCAGTTTCTCCACGAGTTCAACGTCCTTGATATTATAGTCGATGAACTTCTGAAAGTCAGTCTTGTACAGTGCGTGTAGGGAACCGTGTTCCTCATAGGACAGTTTACCCTCACCAAGTACCACGTGTGCGATATGGTCAAGACGGTAGGACTCTTGTTGTCCCAACGTGTTGTAGGTAAACTTCTTGAAGATTTCTAGGTAGTCAAGTTGTTCGATACCCTCGAGCTTATACTCTTGTTGTTTCTTGCCATTGATGGTGGGGTTACCCTCACGCACGAGACCCCACGGTGAAAGTTTCTTCACCATGTCCTCACCAATCGTCTTGGTGATGCGGTTGACCAGATAGGGGATATCGAAGAACCGTGTGTTCCAACCCGTCACGATGTCTGGTTGGTTACGGAACCAGTGATCCACAAACTTCATGAGGAGTTGGGATTCTGACTCACACTTCTCGTAGATCACATCCTCGCCTGCATTGTAGTCATACAGACCCCACACCCGATAGGGAGAGTTGGGTTGTTTGATAGTGATCGAAATGACAGGATAGTCTGCGGACTGTGGTTCGGGGAATCCATCGTCGGACGCCACCTCAATGTCGATGGTGCAGACATCCACCCAATCACGGTTGAACTTGATCGGGGCAGGAAAGACCTCTGCAATAAACTGAGACACGAAGTTATTCATCCCATAGATTTTGAAGTTAGGGATGTCCTCGTATCGTTTCTGGAATTCGGTTGCTTCTTTCATGGAGTCGAACTTCATGGGTTCGACCATTGTACCATCGAGGCCACGCCAACCCGACTGGTTCTTGTTGGACTGCACGTACAACGTAGGCTTGAACGGAATCTTGGTTTGAATACGTTTGCCGTTCTCTGCGTACCCACGGAACAACAGGTTACTGCCGAACCGGACTACGGACGTGTAAAACATTGGTTGAATCATGTAGGTGCCTCTGTCAGTGTTCGTGTATTATACATGAACCACTGGTGGGTGTCAAGGGACAATTTTCATATAGTGGTGTCGAGTCCAAGGTTCCTCAAGGTGTTGGTCTGGATATCTGTGATGGTCTTGGGTGACCTTCAGTGATTTGGAAACTACTTGGGTTGTTGGAGTACGTACTGAGTTCTCTCTATCGGGATCGTGCGTGTTATAGGCCGAGAAGATGTCCCTGCCAAAATACAGAGTATCACAACCGTGCCAAGGATGAATGACAATATTTTCCTTTCCAAGATAATCTCGTTTTGATAAGTAGTGTTCAATGTAGTTCTTAAAAAGTCGTTCTAGGACACCGTAAGGCCCACCGTTGATCCAGAACCCCTGATCCTTAATTAGTTGATACTGCCACTTTGCACAGTGAGTTGAGAAGGAATAACAACCCATAAACAAACCGATGTTTGCATAACAAATATCTTTCGTTTCAATGTAACCCAATAGGTTACGGAACTCATCCTCATGTTCTGACAACAAGTATGTATCGTGTTCCATGATCAGGAACCGTTCTTCCGACTCACCTTGTCTACGCATAAGTTCCCAGTGAGAACACATTCCTGCCTTCTCGGTTGGGGAGTGATCATCTACATCCTTGGTTCTATCCATGAGTGCAAGAGAGGGTCTCCACTCATACATTGCAATGATGTCTTCAAAGTCAGGATGATCTGGTGTGATAGCATCGAAGGTGTGGAACTCAAGGGTTCCATCATCAATCAGGTTTCGAAACGATTCCCGACTGATCTCCGCATACTTCTCCGACCTTTCGTCGTCCTTCATTATGATTTGGTATACCTTCATGCGCCTCTATCTCACATTCTCCACTGCAATATTTAGCCCATATTAAAACACATACAAACTCATCTCCGCATTGCAAACACTTCCTGAGTTCCTTGAACAACTTTCCTCTCCATAGGTGGGGGGACTTTCACCCCCCTGTTTATTTTAGATTTGACTTAGACTTTGGAACATGATGCCTACTGTTGCAACAAGCAATACCAGCATACCAGCATCTTCAAAGTACCGATCAAGATTTTTCATTAGATTTTTCATTTAAGTTTCCTCGATAAATTACGTGATAGAAATTTTACGAGGTCTCTTCTCGTCGGGGAGTTCAAACTTCAACTGAACGGACAGAATTCCATCCTTTAGAGAAGCACCGTCAACAAAGACGTATTCGGACAGTCTAAACACCCTCTTGAACTTCTTCTGCGAGATTCCCTTATGGATGTAGGAAGGTTCTTCAACACCTTCAGCTTTGGCCTTCTCACCTTTAACGGTAAGAGTGCGTTCATCCTGTTCAATCTCCAGATCGTCCATAGTAAACCCTGCGACTGCGATTTCGATTAGATAATCGTTTTCACTAACCTTCACAATGTTATGTGGAGGATATGTATCAGTGGCGTGTTTGGCAACCCAATCAAGTTCTTGAAACAGGTGGTCAAACCCCACAAACGAGGCACGAGGGAAGAGCGTATTAGCTTTAAGATTATTAGTCATGTTGTATCTCCTTTTTAAATAAGCAAGACTATTGCATACCCGACCATCGGCATATGCACTACTATATATACTAAATAGTATTGTAAACTATAACATACTTGGAGTTTTTTGTCAATGCCATTAACTATTGATTCCGATTACCCACGTTACGCATTTGCTTACGAAGACGCTTCTCCGGATAGTGGGGACGTGATGACGTGGAACAGTTCTAGAAACCGAATGGTATGGGGTACTCCAAGTCTGAGTGTAACCCTACCTTTTATGTTTGATGATTCTGCGGAAGAGTCTTTCACCTACACACCACCCGAAGGTTCTTTCGTTTCGGGGGATCATCATGACGATGTAACCCTATCGGTTTCTGGTGGTGGTCTGATCGGAAACCTTTCTCTAGATCAAGGTGTCTTCAGAGGCCCCACAGACGGTACTCAAATTACTATCACGGGTAGAGCATTCGTCCAGACTCTTATTGATTCGGACAGTACTCATGACATCGAAACAAATCCTTTCAACGATTCAGACACCGACACAGATACGGTCAGACTTCGTGTTATCGACAAGACGGTAATCCCATCTATTGCTTTACTAACAAGACCTGTAAGACTCTCTTAGAAATAGATTGAGGGGTCAGGGTCACCCTCGACTCCGAAACTAAAGGTCACTCGACTTACACGGGGAAAGATTTGGTGGTGGGTTCCACGAGGAATCCACACGTAGTCTCCTGGCTCAAAGTCAAACTCTTCGTTGTCGTTGACACCCTCAACCTTCAGACCGATAGTGGACTTGACCTGTACTAGGAACACATCCATACTGTCCTTGTGCCAAGGGTAACTGTCAGAGTTCTTACCAAAACCTGTGAAAGCAATATTAGTGATCGAACGTTTGTCGCCGTGCAAAGAGAAGACATCTTCCATCTCTTCTACGATAGTGGATGCGAATTCTGGCGCACTAGGTCTTTTATGAAAACTGTTGAGTCCGATTCGAAACTTTTTACTGTTGGGATCAAGCAACTTGTCTGGATGGGTATCCAGCATATCTAGGTGTTGATCCCAAGAGTAAGCCTCTACTATACCTTCCGGAAGTTTTCCGAAGAAAGGTTTTTTGTTTGCGATATCTTCTTCACGGTCTTCAAATATATTGAACATCACTTATTACCAATATTGTATTTCGGACACAGCTCCCATTGGTCTTTATCTTTGTATCCAATGATCTTGATCTGACGCATTGGGGCACAGTCCTTAGCAACTTCTTTGTTTTGAATCTCGACAAGTCCCCAGTCCGCCAACAGAGTTGCAATCGTATTCCTACGTTCAACGTCTGTCTGTTCTAGGTTTGATTTCTTGCCGTCCAACATAAACAGTTCTTTGAAGTGCACGATAAAGTATCGTCCCTGTTTATGCAAAATATGACATGATTGGAATAACTTATTTTCTCTACGAGACGCAACACCAATTCGGGTTAGTGTTTCCCGTACCTTCAAGAAGTCATCCGGTTCTGCCAGAGTGACTTCCAGCATCTTCGCTGGACTCCATTCAACGATATTATTTTCTTCCACCTTTGTTCACCTTATTCTTTATAAATTCAATTTGATCGGAAGATAAGAGAGGTAATGCTTGACGGGCTTTCTCATGACTATACCCATAATACTCTTTTATCACTTCCACGTTCGCTTCACTTTCAGGTTTGACCCATTTAGAGAAACGTTTCCGTTTCCTAATGATATTTATAAAAAAATCATATTGTAGACGATTGTCTAGGTTGTGGTGAATGTTCATCACATTTGCGAGATGAACGGTGTCAGGGAAGTAAGACAGACTCCGATTGACCACGAATGGTACGTACTGTTTCTCTTCGTCTGTTCCTTCCATGAGGTTTTTCTTGGTAGTGTTGATACTATTCAAGAAATCAAATGGACTAATCTTCTGTCCAGCCATAATCATAATCCTCTTGGTAAATACGCATTATACGTTTTTTCTGGTCTTCTGTCAACTTCTCCACACCACCAAAGTATAGACCAGATGTTCTATTGGTATGTACTCTATCAATCTTTTTCGGACTTTCGCAACGGACTCTCAACCACTCCATGAACTCTTTGAAGTTTTTCATCTTGACGATCTTGTCGTACTGAGAACGATTGCTATAGTAAAAGGTCTGAGTGTAAAAGTGAGTGTTCTGAATCTCTCCGTTCCACACACCATCGATGATTTCGTCCAGATTATCTGGCAAGATATCAACGTCCGACATTGATTCTAGAGCCTTGAGTTCGTCATGAGACAAAGCCTTACCAGAGTTCAAGTCGATCACTTCATTCACTCTAGTATATTCAGTCTTGATATACTCACAAGCCGACATGAAACGTTTGATCGGATCACGTGCGATTGCGACTCGGAAACTGTCCTTCCTGAACGGCAAGGAATCACGGTCTCCATACTTTTTGATCTCCCCCATTCGATGTCTCTTTGTTCCGTAAATAAGAGACTTTGGATTGTCTGAGGAAATCTCAATGTTGTTTACGTACAACAAAGCCCATTTCAAAGAAGTCATTCCGTTCTTGGGACAGATTCTAACATCTACATCTTTAGGAAAATAGAGAACGTTCTCCGATGCAGACATTGATCCTCTTAATCTTTTTCTTAATATCTTTTTTAGTTCTTCACGATACAGATTCGTACTCATTAATTTTTCTCACAGGAATATTACACTTATGTAAAAACTCTAATCCTGCTGTTCCTTTAGGGTACGCTTCTACATAGAAGACTTCTTTTATGCCCGATTGATAGATCAACTTCGCACAATCCAAACAGGGCAGCATCGTAGTATATAGTGTTGCACCATCACAATTTTCATTACTACGTGCAACCTTTGCGATTGCGTTAGTCTCTGCGTGTAACACTTCGGGTTTGGTTGTCAACTTAACATAGACAGGATCGACTTTATCTTTATCATAGTCTTTTGCCCACATAGGCCAGTCTTCGTCCTCACAGTTGTTGTCCCATCCCGAAGGCATACCGTTATACCCAATAGAGATAATACGGTTGTCCTTCACGATGACACATCCAACCTTTGCACGTATTGCAGTAGAAAGCGCCCCATAGATTCCGGCAACCTTCATGTGTGCTAAGTCCCATTTACTCAAGACCCAACGCCTCCTTGATCTTGGGAGGAAAGTACGAAGCTGGTTTCATGACCTTACCCGTTTCTGGATTCTTAATCAACTGATCATCCTGCACCTTACTCATGTTAGACTCAAAGACTGCATCCCATACCTTATAGAAGTCGATACCAAGACTACTGGCAAGTCCCATGATGACCCACACCATGTCTGCGATACCATCCGCAACCTCTACCACGTCCTTATTTGCAAACGCTTCCTTGGTCTCGTTGAACTCTTCCTCAACCAAGTCCATGTAGAGTTTAGACTGATCCTCATCAAACATGACTGTGGGGTCTTTCGGAATATCATACCGAAGGGCTTGACCCGCAGCAGTCATGAAGACATCCACATCCTCTTGGGGAGAGAACCCTTTCTTATTTTCCATCATTTGACCTCCACGTTTGCCATGATTTCAGTCATACAAGCGACTAGGTTGAGTTCGTGATCCGCCACGAACGCATTCTTGTATTGATAATCAGCGAGAATCAATACGAGTTGAGGAATCGATTGTGGTTGGACATACTCCGACATCACGTCATAGATTCCACGGAATACAGATGCGGGTTCCACATCCATATTGTTTACGACCCAAGAACGCATCTTCTTGAATTCCTTGTCCTTGAGGGCTTTGAAAAGGATACTATAGTTTTCATTTGCGTCATTAATGACAACTGTAGTTTCCAACTGACCAGAGATAGAGTGACGTTGCAACTCGTTGAGTACTCGACGCCAGTCTGGTGCGTGACGCATGATAACCTGTGCGAGAGTATCGGGGTTGGATGCGACACCTTCGTCGGTCAGGATCGTCTGTGCACGGGACATGAACTGTCCACACAGTTGCGCCTGAGTTTTCTTGTTGAAGTTAAACTCGTAATTAGAACAACGAGAGTGAAGAGGTTCGATCACTCGGTTCTTGAAGTTACAAGTCAGAATGAATCGACAGTTCTTAGAGAACTCTTCGATGAACCCACGGAGGGCGGGTTGAGTAGATTGGGGGTTGAGGTAATCAGCCTCATCTAGGATAACAACTTTGTACCCACCACTCAGAGAGATGGAAGATGCAAACTGTTTGATCTTACCACGAAGGGTATCGATGTTACCCTCCTCGGAACCATTGACGACGATGTAGTCAAGTCCCAGTTCATCACAGATGGCACGTGCGACAGTAGTCTTACCAGTACCAGCAGTACCAGAAAACAACATGTTCGGAATCTCACCACCATCTACAATTTTCTGAAACGTCTCCTTCAGTTCTTTCGGAAGGATAGTATCAGATACTTTGCGGGGGCGATATTTCTCGACCCACAAAAATTCATCACGCATAATAAAAACTCCATCATTTAGATTGTCGTAACTTTCGTTTTTCAGTTAGGTATCTTACCACGTATATGCGTGTGAAGGCAATACAAAAAAACCCAACGGTAGAAATTGTTGCGAACTCAACGGGGTCTGTAATACCCCACTGACTGATAAACAGCCAGGCAAAAAATATGCTGACGGGGTAATTCACGATTGTCCCCATCAGCACATGTATTAAGGTTTCCCTTGCAATCTCCTTATCAAAGAACTGCATTCACTGTAACTGTTCAACGATGTCTGACTTCTTCATACGTGAAGAGACAGCAACGCCTTTAGTTTCAGCCATGCTCATAAGTTCTTTCTTAGTGAGTTTCATCAAGTCCACATCTTCGATCAAATCTTCGATGATGTCCTCGACAACTTCGGCTTGCACGTTAACTGGATCGGTTGGATCAGCGGGAGGGTGACGAACACCTGCATCATCCATAGGAGTAATGTTCACACTTCCACCTTCCACAAACCACCAAATAACTCGCACCATCAAAATTACTGCTGCTGCGCCGACAACTATTAGCCCTACTTCCATATCAATCCTCCGGTCTAGTGGGTTTATCGCCTTCTCTGAAAATAAAATCAGAGTAGGCTTTATATAGTCCCAACAGAACTTCGTTCTCCTGAGCTATACTCTGTATACGATGTTTGTTAGCTTGACCTCTCTGCCATACACTATAGTCATCTGAGTACTCGTAGTACCAGTCGTGTCTAACTAACTCATCGTAATATTCACTTGGTTTCATAGCTTTCACTTATAAAATATATGATCGTCGATCACTACTGTCCTTTCAAAGTGATTACTCCAATCAGGTTCAACATAGTCCGCATGGTAATGCGTACTGCCATCCGTGATATCAATTGTGTCAGTATACAACAATTCGGTCACTGTGTCAAGTATCTTTAAGTAGGTAACTACGTCAGCGGGGATGTCACTCTTACCATCACACCACCAAGAGAAGTGACACCTGTTTCGAACAGGCATCTCATTACCTTTCCAGTTCACAAAGGTAGGGCCTTGTTGAATGACCTCGCAGATAGTATTGGGAAACTTGGGACTGTTGACCCTGTTCAGGACAACGTTCGCCACTGCGATCTGACCGGCAAGGGATTGATTACGTGATTCATAATAAGAGTTAAGTGCAAGACATTCTATCGCACGCTCGGAATAAAAAGTTCCCTCCGGTTCCGGTTGGGGTTCCGGTTCCGAAGGGACAACCTCCTCAAGAGGAGCATCAACTACTACGACCTTGGGTGCGGGTTCCTGATAAAAGAACCCGACTCCGATTAAAGTTAAAAAGAGTACCAGTGATACCCATGTACCCCAAGTTACCCTCATGCTGCGTAGGCCTCAAACCAGTTACCTAACTCAGCGTAGGGGATGATCTGACCATTGACCATCTCAAAAGAAGACTTATAGTCCTCACGGGTGTTGTTGCGAATGACATACGCCTCGTACTTCTTCGCAATCTCCTTACGCATGTAACCCATCGCATCGTTATTCTCAGTACGATTTACTTGGAACCCACCATCGATCTCAGTGAGATAGTAGGGTGCGTCCCACTCCGCAACGTGTTGAGACTCCACGTAATCGATATCATCGATCAACTCCGAAGAGAGCACGTACTCTTCGAAGTAGTCACCATCTTCGGTGACTGCAGCGGATGCACGTTCCCAGAACGCCTTATCCATGGCTTGATTGAGGTCACAGTTGACCACATAGGTGTTACCACCTTTGAACTTCCAGTACTGAGGGCACTCGCCCTTGCCGTCCCAATCATGGGCGCCGTAGTTCTCACGGATTTGAGTTTGGAATACAATCTTCATTACATTTTCCCCTTATAACCAAGTTGACGCATTGCTTGAACCGGACTAGATTCCTTTTCCAAAGCAACGTACTGTTCGACAGAAACGTTCTTCATTAGGAAGTTAACCCACGCTTTCCAAGGCTTGTACTTCCCATACTTGAATCGAACGATAAACTCAGGTTTTGGTTTACCGACCCAAGATGGGTGACAGTTTGGGTTATGTTCTTCCATGTTCTTAGACCCTTCGTGGCGACCACGATACATCAAGTACATACCGTCCCAAACAAACTCTTCTTTAACAAATGCAGTCATAATTTATATCCTCACTCTCAATTACAGGGTAATTATGACAGATTCTTGGTCTAAAGTCAAGCGTTTTTTTAAACTTTTTTTAGATCATTTTGTTATAAGGATATGGTGCCGGCAGAGAGAATCGAACTCCCGACCTTCTCATTACAAGTGAGCTACTCTACCTGCTGAGCTATACCGGCAAATTGGAGCGGAGTGGTGGAATCGAACCACCGTCTGAAGGTTGGAAACCTCCGGTAATACCACTATACAAACTCCGCAAATTGGCCGAGGTGGAGGGATTCGAACCCCCGACCGATGGCTTAGAAGGCCATTGCTCTATCCAACTGAGCTACACCCCGAAGTTTAGCTGCATCTGTCTGGACTCTCCCGAGATTTTTCTGACAAGAGAAAGAATGTTTTCGGGTGTGGTGTTCTCATAGGGATCGGTTGGACAGTTGTCACGTAGTCCATCTTCCTCAATACGTTTGACGATCACCAGATCATTCACAATGACAGCGTGACGCCAAGAACGTTTTCCAAAACCAAGGTTATTCTTCTTAACCACCACCCCCAGTTCTTCTGCAAATTCACCATTACCGTCAGGCAACATCTTGACGTTCTTAATGTCTAGTTGTTTTGCCCACTGGTACATAGAGAATGCATCATTCACGGACGTACACCAGATTTCATCAACTCCTGCATCAACAAACTCCTGATAGAGTCGATCAAAGCCGGGAAGTTGTTCGTTAGTACACGTGGGTGTGAATGCGCCAGGCAGTCCAAAGATGACAACCTTCTTGCCACCAAAGAGTTCGCCCGTAGTCTTACGAACCCACTTGAAGGGATTGTCCCCCTCAAGGGATTCGTCACGTTCACGCATGTGAAAGACTACATCGGGCAAGAAGTCTTTCCAAGACCAAAGTTCCATTTACTCACCTGCTACTTCAGACTGGAATGCTTCTGCGAGCTGAACAACCTGTACTGCCTGATCACGCAACTGACCAATAGTAGAGAGTTCCTCACCCTTGAATCCGCCTCGCTGTACCACAGTGTCAATCACTGCGATAGTCGAACGTGCCACTCGGTTACCCAGTTCGTAAATCTGAGAGTGGTCTTGCTTTTGTGCTTCTGCTGCTTTAGCCATTGTTATACTCCGTAAGTAGATGATTTTTCAAGTGCAATAAAATATTCAATATCCGACTGAACAGACTTGAACTGAGAGATCAACTTCTTAGAGATGTTGACTTCAAAGTCCTCGTTGACAATCTTCAAGTTGTTCACATTCAGAACCAAGTTGAAATCAACTCCTTCATCATATGACCCATCAACGTCGATAGTGAACGCATTGGAAGTTGCATCCTTGGTATCCACAACAGAAATTTGAATCGCACCATTGTTAGGCGAGATCGAAATATCCGTGTGTCCAAGTGCTGCGGCCGCACGTTTAATGCGTCCCAACGTTGCATTATCTAGTCGAAAGTTAACTTCGAATTCTGGAAGGTTGATATCCTTCGAAGGCGAAGTCAACATATCCGGATCAGAGTAAAAGTACTTGATCTTCGAACGACCCGTTGAATCTCCAACCACAACATAATCTTTCTCAAAAGAGAGATTGGGTTTGTCTACGAGACCCAACACATTCAGGAATTCGTTCAGATCATAGATACCGAATCCGACCGGAAAGTCCTCAGACACCGAAGTGCGAGAGAATACGTTGCGAGCAACCGATACAGTTTTAACACTGTTACCCTCATTGAACACGATGTTCGGGTTGATGGTTGCATAGTTTTTGAGTACTTGTAGAGTACGATCAGAAAGTTCCATAATAAGTTTCCTCAGTTAATATGCGTGTATAATAACACGGTTTCACAATGGTTGTCAAGCCGCTTCCTTTACTTTAGAGAAGTTTTTCTCTTTGACAAACTCAATACGACGATTGAATTGTGCGTCCTCTAGTTCTGCCTTGTGAGAGATCACAAATACATTCGTGTCTTGTTCCCCTAGACTATACAGGATTTTCATGAGGTTGTCAACCCCATCGTCATCCAAAGACGAATCAAACGTCTCATCAAGAATCAGTAGGTTTGTGGCCACTGAGTTCTTCATCTTTGCAATCTGTCGCCATGTAAATAGTAGGGACAAGTCAATACGTTGTTTCTCACCTTCAGAGAAAGAGTCATACGAGAAGTTGTCACGGAAGCGTGAACGGATCGTCTCGTTGAATCCTTCATCCAGATCAAAGTGAACAAAGAAGTCTAGAATCTGTAAGTACTGATTGGTCAGTTGGTTGATGACCGGAAGGTACTGTTTGATGATCTTAGACTTGATACCCTGATCTTTGAGTAGTTCCGCACATACCTGTTGATACGAGTAAGTCTCGTGCAGTTTATACTTCTCATCTTGTTTGATCTCTAGTTCTTCTGTTAGAGTCCGAAGCTGTTGGTTCGCTTCGTTGAGTTCGGTACTGTTCTCAGACAGTCCATCCAACTCAGAACGAATACGATCAATCCTACGATTAAGACTAGAGATTTCTTGGTTGTTAGAATTGACCTGAGACTGTAGTGCATTAACCTTTACCATCACCTCATTCAGATCAAAGAGTTGTTTGTCAAACTCTTCCATCTGTTTGTTTGATTTGGTCATGGCGTCATGTAGTTCTTTCGCACGTGCGTTAGCATCGTTCTTCTTAGACTCACGTAAGTCCTCTGCGATGTGTTGGTCACAGGTAGGACAATGTTCGTTCTCATCGAAGAACTTCGCTTCCTTGACCACAGACTTAATCTGAGACCGGAAGGTAGATTGATATTCCAACAACTTCTCACGTGACGTGTTCACTTTCTCTAACTTCTTCGACACGTCTTCTTGTTGTGTCGATGCCGTAGACAGGTTTTCTGTATTGAAGTCCTGCAGTTCCGTAATCTCCGCAAGTAGTGCGGTGATCTCTGACTCTTTCTCCTTACGATGTGCAGTGTTCAGGGCCGATAGATCACGCAAGTATTTCTTCTGTGCATTGACCTTGGTCTTGACCAGTTCGATAGCGTGTCCGTTCTCACTGATATCATTCTTGAGGATAGACATCTTCTCTTTGAGTAGACCATTCATCTTACTGAACATGTTGATATCAAGTAGGTCTTCGATAACCTCTCGACGTGCACTCGTGTTCAACTGCATGAATGGTACGAACGAACTTGATCCTAGAACGACAATCTGGTGAAAAGACTTGTGAGTCAGTTTCAGAATGTTTCTCTCTAGAACCTGTTGGTACTCCTTCGCATGGGAGTTCTGGTTGATCATGTTATCGTTAGCCCAAATCTCAAAGACGTTGGGTTTGATACCACGGACAACCTTATACTTTACGGAACCCACAGAAAAGAGAACCTCGACAAGAGTACCTTTGCCGTTGATTGAATTAACGAGTTGCGGTTTGGAAATCTTACGGTGAGGTTTACCGAATAGGACAAACGACAGGGCGTCCAACATGGTAGACTTACCCGCACCATTATGTCCCACCACCAGAGTAGTAGGAGACTTCTCAAAATCGATCTCAGTAAAGTTGTTGCCGGTGGACAAGAAATTCTTGTACCGGATTTTCTCAAATTTAATCATAGTCGCATATTATACACGGTTGGTTGACTTCTGTCAACCCGTGTAATTTCCATGTTCATCTATACCGCACCAGTTACAAGGATATCCCTTCTGGATCGATATAGGCCCATCGGAAGGACAATCATGATTCCAGAACTCGGCTGGTTTAGATGTGATATTGTCCTTACGGAAAATGTTTTCCCAATTTTCATCAAACTTTTTTCTGTCTGTGATAGGACGTGGTTTACTTCCCTTACTCAATGTCAATCCCCTTTCCTACCAAATTGGTCTTGAAGTTTTCGATACGGAGAGAAGTCCTCAAGAAATCTAAGAAGATAGCCTTGTTTCTATGACTCATGGCATTAAACATGCGTTTATCTTTTTTGGTGTCTACGCCTGCTTTGCGTAGAAGTTTTGATGTTGCGCCTCGCATTATACAATCTCCATAGTTTGTGCTTCAGTCATGAGAGAAGATATCTCCCTTTTAATCCGGTCTTTATCTAGGTCTGTGTTAACAGCGTCGATATAATCATAGACCAGAGTTTCGGTATCCTCAACAGATACCGCATCGTCGTCCACATTGGAACCAATGAACTCGTTGAAGTCCTCCACGATTTTCAGTTCGTGAATCTTCTGATTCTGAATGCGATCCACGAAACGTTCGAACTCGTAAGCGTCACCCTTCTCTACCACGATCAACTTAACAAACTTGTTGTCAAGATAACGAAGGTCTTTGAACTTACTCATCTTACTCTGCTCGTAGTATACCTTCTCGTAGATCGTGATGGGGTTACGTACCGGAGTCAGTTCTCTTGTTTCGGTATCAAGAATATGGAAGTACTTCTTGTCGTTACAGTCGTTCCAGAAGAATTCCATCTGAGACCCAAGGTAGTGAATGTTACCCTGCGTAGACTTCGCATGGAAGTGACCTGTCAGAACCATCTCAAAGTTTGAGAAGTGAGATGGAGACATACCGTCATGACAGGGCATACCACGTTGCATATCAAACCCCTGCAACTCTAGGTGTGCACCAACCACAGGAGCCTTGCACGTCTCAAGAAACTCAAGTGTTGCTTTCTCGTTCTCGGCATTGATCCAAGGTATCAAAGCAACATCTAAGTTGCCATACTTCATCACGGTAGGTTCCATGATCAGGTTCACTTCGTTCATGTAGTGACCCTGCAGTTCCTTGAGTGCGTTCAGTTCGTTCGTGTTCTTATAGTACACGTCATGGTTGCCTGGAATGATATCCATAGTGATACCATACTCCCGCAACTTCTCTAGAAAGATTTTACGATTGTGGTTCAGGGCTTTGAAGTTGACCGTCTTACGGTTATCATAATAGTCTCCAAGGTGGAGAATTTGTTTGATATCATTTTCCAACAGATACGGAAAGAACACCTCTGTATAGAAGCGTTCCTGATAATCCATAAAGATGTCAGAAGAATTACGTGCACCACAGTGGGTGTCGTTTAGTATTACTAGCTTCATAATATACCTATTTTACAATATATCCCGACATTATATCAAAAATATTGCTATATGTCAATACTATTTGACAAGATTTCCTGCAACCGTGATTCGGTGGTCTGTCGTTGTATAGAAAGGATAGACCGCATGTTTAAGGTTGGCGGGGAATAAGAAACAGAATCCTTCATAGTTTTTATCCACGGGAATCATGTGACTGACCACCCCACCCTTCACAGTATCTTGGTATAAGAACGAGAAGTGTCCTGCAACAGAACCCCCGTTCACTACGGGGAACTGCGCCATCTCATGTTCAATTCGGTAGGGTATGGTATGGAAGATCACAAAACTATAGTCTCCACCATGAGAGTGTGGGGGATTGAACTCCCCCGCCTTCTGCATGTTTACCCACACGTCCGTTAGTTCGTAAGGTGCACCTAACTCTGCCCAAGCCTGTCCGACAATAAAGTCACGAATCGCATCACGAGAATATCGCAACACATACTCGTTCTCAATGTTACCAGCAAGTCTGTGGTTGTAGGATTCATTCGGTGGTTCGAAATATATCTCCGCACCGATGGTATCCATTACGTTATCAGGAACAGGGAATTCCCAATAACACAGTTCACTCAGAACTCGTTTCATCTATAAGGAAATCCGTCAGATCAGAGTCAGCCTTTACAGTTCGACGTTTTCTTTTCTTCTGTTCGTTCACATATTCTTTGAACTCTGCGTCTGCGTCCTTCACAATATCGATCCTGTGACGCAGTACGTCCACAAAGGGAACAACGTTCGAATAGTCCCTTTCTTGGTCTGAATGTCCGTCTAGGAACGCCTCTACGCCTGCCTCAGAGATGTACTTCAATTTGATATCCTGTTGCTTCTTCTCACGTTGAATACGACGAAGAAACGCATACCAAGAGATTTGTGTGAAGTATGCAAACGCATTGGGGTTACCCGTGCGAGTCGCAGTCTCGACATTATAGTTCTCAATGGCCTTCAGGCAGTTCTCAACCGCATCCATGACCATCTCTTCACGGTAGGTGTACCTAACGAAATTAGATTTGTGAGATAGACCTTCCGCAATCTTCAGGAAACACTCAGCGATATAGTTGGGGACAATCGGTGTTGTGTCACCCTTTTTCTTACACCAAGCAACCCTTTCACAGTAGTCTACTACTGATTGAGAGAACTCCTTGTTGTTGACGTAATGTGGTTTATCTTTCGGTTTCATTTGGTACTATTACTCCTCATATTTTGCATATTATAAACCAGATTGGGTCTCACTGTCAACTACTCTTTTCCGCAGATCACTGGTAGAGAACCTATGATCCCTCTGGTTAAAATAGATTTCGATTCCACGAGCTGCACAAGTCGCACGTCCTGTGAACGTCTTATCCTTATACTCGGAACCGATGATGCGTACATCGATGTTGACCATCTTCAGAATGTCTTCCAAATCTTCTTCGGTCTGATAGGGGATGATCTCATCGACGAAACGAAGACCCGCCAGTTGAGTGTATCTCTCTACTAGAGTCTGGACGGGTTTGTTCTTTTCCGGTCTGTCCATAGAGGGATCGACCTGCAGTCCGCAGATCAGATAGTCACACTGTTCCTTCGACTCTCTTAACATAGAGACGTGACCAGCATGTAACAGATCAAAGGTTGAAGCGGTAAATCCTACAATTTGTCTTGACATAATAAAAAATCTATGATATAATACTTTAAGTTTCCGGGCAGGGTTGAATATACCCTCAGTGCAATAACGGTTTAAAGGGTATAATGTTACTATCCGAATCTCCTGATACCATCATTTGAGGTTCTTCTTCACCCTGTTCGTACATCTGTTGCAATCCAGTCTCCCACTCTATAATCAAATCTTTAGGCGGAACTGCATATGAAACAATGTGGTCAGCCCGAATGACCTGCAACGAATGAGGTTGATCTTGATAGATCATGAAGTTCTTGAAGGTATAGAATTTATACCCATCCTGAATCTTCGACACCACCTTAAGAGCATTCTTAACAATGACTTCGAAATCATCATCCTCGATAACTTCGCAGATCACTTCTTCACCAGTACTTAATTTTAACTGCTTTATATTTGTTGACATGATCTATCCTTTCAGATTTATAGGGAAGACTTTATATTTAAATCCTTCCTTAGTATATATCTTGAT